TCCCCACAGCAGGTTAAAATTACTTTAACGATACAAATAGAAAGGGCTTTGGAATTTGCGTTTTAAGCCCCTAAAAACACCCTAAGCCTTAGCAATACACCACAAAGGGGGTAAAAGTGGCAACAGCCCCCCAAAGAATCACAAATTTTACACCATCACAACAAAATTTAAACATGGAAACTTTAACGTTAGAACCATCTCGTCTTATCGGCTCGGCTGAATTGATTGAAAAAGACAGCGACCAGCGCATTGAGAACCGCAACAAACTCTATTACCCTGCTTACTTGTTACCCATGCAGGAACTTACAGGGCTGCGCTCTACTTCTCCTTTAGAATTTGGGGTAGTTGTAAAGCATCCTGAACAGGGTTCTGTATTGGTCAATACCTGCTCTAAAAACTACGGGCTTGTGTTGATTGAGAACATCCTTACACCTTTAGAGGCGGAACTTGACCGTAATTTCAAGTACAAAGCCTCTTACCGCCACAGTGAAGACCTTACAAAATTCTATATTGACTACACGTTTGAAGCCCCCGAAGGCGTAAAATTGGACGTTGGCGACATTATACCCAAAATCCGTATTGTACACAGCTATTCAGGGGACTTGAAATTTAGCGTTGAATTTGGGTTCTACCGCCTTATTTGCTCCAATGGTATGACAGTACCAGGGAAAACGGTAAACAAGCTCAACACAAAGCACGTCAAACACGGTTTAGCCGAAACAATACAGGCAGCTTTAGAGGGCATTGAGTGGTTTGTTGATAATGCAGGCTCTTTTGTGAAAAAGTACAACGAACTTGCACACAAGCCATGTGCGGACTTTTCCGACAGGTTGGACAAAGTAGTAGCGGCGACAGGCTACCCCAAAGGATTGAAAGTAGAGGCTGCAAACAGAGCCGCAAAAGAGATTAGAGAGGGAGTTGCAAAAACGGATTGGCTTGTTTACAATGCGCTAAACTATCCGCTAAACCACAACTACACAACTTTCAATATGCAGGAGTACAACCGCATGGCATTGGACGAGAAAGTTATGGATTGGCTAACCCTAAATTAAATTTGCATAGTAGGGAAATTTTTTGTACCTTTAGCCCTGTAAAAAAGAAAAAGCCCAAGGCTATCAACCTTGGGCTATATTCAAAATTTACCTTTTCACTAACAAAAAACCATCGTAACCCTTTTGTCATCACGTTTAACCTTTTAAGTCATGGTCGAAAGCAAAGGTACACATTTTGTACCAAACTACATACAAAACAATGCAAAAGTTTTGTGCAGCGTTGAAAATTTTGTTTGGGGGTTGTTTATATTCCCAACAACCACAGCTATACGGAGGATTACCGCGTTCCTATCGCATCAACCTACCGTTACAACCAACCAACTGCTAAAGGCTGTTTGGGTAATGTTGGAAATAGCAGACAAACACCGCCCAATTTACAGACAGACTACCAACGAGCTTGTAACCCAATACAAGCAAGACCAGTATTACATCCGCTCAAAGGAAATAGCCACGCTCGCCAAAATCGACCGTAACCAATTAAAAACTATTTTAGATGTCCTAGAGGCTTTGGAGCTTTTAAGTGTCACCATAGGCAATTATGTGGACAATAACGGCAAGTGTTGGGCTAATATGAAGTTCGTAAAACTAAATATTCCCATGATTATAGCCCTAACCCAACCCATTGAGGTAGTGATTGGGGTCAAATCTATGCTTATGGAACAATACACCCCCCACAAAAGAGAGGCTATTTTAATACTGAATAAATCCAAATATTACTACCCAAAATTAAAATTACAGGTAGAAGAGTAGGGGGGGGGTTGCATAAAAATATGGCAAGGGGGTTGCATAAAAATATAGCAACACATAACAGAACATATACATAACAGAGACAATATTAAGAAAAACCACTTTTTTGACATTAAAGTTACTTTAATTTTAATCAGAGCAAAACAAGTTTTGCAGGGCTACGCCCAATTAGTATTTTTAAAACCTTTTCACTAACAAATATGGATATAGCAATAGAATTCCAAAAGGAGTTATTCAAATTCTTAGCCACAGAGCGAACTATGAAAAACATCATGGTAGAATTTGATGCAACAGTATTCGACCTTACTGAATACCAGCTAACTTTTAAGTTGTTACAAAAGTGTGTAGCCAAAATCAAGAGGCTACCAGCTAAAGCGGACTTCCTCCAATACATCACAACCCAACTACCAAAATTAAAGTGGGACGAGAAAGTAGAAGCCGAGATATTTGCAACAGCTAAAATGTTGTACACCCCAATTTATGCCAGTAAAGAGTTATTGACAGAAACGGCGGTAGAGTTTGCTCAATATCAGATGATGAAAAAAGCCGCTGAAAAGTACATCCCAACTTTGCAGGATGGTGTAGAGATTTGGAGAAGTTTTAAAAACGACATTACCAAAATACTTGCCATTGGTACAAGTGGAGGGTCTGACCATGCAGAGCCAACATCTGTATTTGACGAATGGGACGAGGCTTTTAGTGAGTATGGCCAAACACACCCCTGCTATCTCAACGGCTTGAACAAACTAACAGCCAAAAGAGGCTTTGCAAGTCCTGAATTGATACTAATTTTGGGGCTTCCAAAAGGTTTTAAAACAGGTACCATGATAAACCTAGGGGTTAATTATGCCATTGCAGGCTTGAAAGTGTTTTGTGTGGACTTTGAGAACGGTCAAAAAGCATACAGGCAGCGTATTAAACAGGCTTTGCTACAATGTACACGCCAAGAATTACAGGAGGAAGAGCCTGAACACATCAACAACTGCCTGCAATTTTGGAAACTAAAGGGTGGCAATATCTTTGTCCAGTCGTACACAGCCTACGCCAATACCCCCAAAGATGTAGAAGCCGACTTGGACTATCTGCGCGAGGTTCATGGGTTTATACCGGATGTTATCCTTTGGGATTATCCGGATATTATCAACCCGTCGGATACCTCCATCAAGGAAACACGCCACAAAATACAGCACGTTTACCACGAGATTATCTCACTAAACAAACGTTTGGGATGCTTTAGTTTTGCAGCTTCCCACACTACCAAATCCGCAGTTGGGAAATTCAACTACGACATGGGGGATTTTTCCGAAGACTGGGGTAAAGCCAAAAACTGCCACGCAACTTTTGGTATCATGCAATCCCCCGAAGAGGCGGAGGCAGGTGTAGCAAGATTGGGGGTAGTGTTGCAGCGCGAAGGCGTAAAGTCAGGAACCGTATTTGTAAACATCGACGAGAGCCGTCAGCTAATGGAGGAAATCGACGAAGCAGAATACCAGCACTCAAATGATTGACCCACGACGAGCCTTTACATACTTTACCCGACACTTTAGCCTAAAAGCTTCTTCCTCCAATTGGCACACCTTCAACTGCCCTTTTTGCGACAAGGCAAGGGATAAGAAAAAATGTGCTGTACGGTTCGATTGGGAGCGCGTAAAGTGTTGGGAGTGCGGATACAGCAATAGTATCTCCTACTTTGTAGCCGATATTGAGGACACTAGCCTCATACTTGCCAATCAACTTGTAAATGCTTATGAGCCTACGGATATATCCTTTCAGGCTATCGACTTAGGAGGTAGCGGCAAATACGTGGTAAAGGAGGACATAGCCCTACCAACAGGCTTCACACCAATTTTAGAGGGTGAGGGGGTCATAGGAAAAAGAGCAAGAGCCTACCTCACAAAAAGGGGCTTTGATTTGAAAGTTTTGGATAGGTTGGGATTTGGCTACTGCAACGACCACAACGAAGATTTTGCACAGGACTACTTTGGCTATATCGTTATACCATTCCGCAGCAAGGGGCAGCTTATTTATTACATTGGTAGGGATTTTATGGGCAACGAACTACGCTACAAGAACCCAAAGAAAGACCTGTTTGGTGTTGGTAAGAATGACCTGTTTTATAATGAGGATGCTCTGCATATTGAAAATGTAGTGTTCATTACTGAGGGGTGGGCAGATGCCCAAACAATCGGGGACAACGCAGTAAGCACCCAAGGATGGGATTTGTCCGACAGGCAGGCAGGCATCCTACTAAAATCGTCTTGCCAAAACCTTGTATTTGTACCCGACTTAGGGGAGGAGAGAGGGGAAACCTTTTACAAAAAAGCTTTGAAAGCGGCTTTGCCATTTGCCAACCACAAAAAAGTGTTTGTACTTGACACAAGCCCCTTAGCACCCTACGGAAAGGACGTAAACGACTACGGCAAAGACCGCCTCATGGAAATTTTTTACAAATCGTCTGCCCTTACGCATGGGGCATTGATGCTAAAACTCTTACGCTAATGGCTCTAAAAAAGGATAAGGTTAAAGTTACTTTAACGAAAGTTTTTAAACAGTTTGGTATCGAGGTTTACCCAAAGTTGTACGAACATCTTGCGGCTGCATTTGTCGAAGAGTACGAATCCAAAGCCGAGGTCACAGATGATACTGCCCTGCTTGCGGTTGTGATTTACGAACAGCGCAAAAAACATCACTACCGACAAACGATATTAAAACCAATAACTGCGGGAACGGTAGAGTACAAAGCCCTTGAAAAGTTGGTATCAATCGTAAACCAATTCTGCGAAAAGTACGGCTACCAATACAAAAAAGAGGGATATACGGACTATGTAGAGGCGGCAATTATCTTGATGGGTAGAAATTACAGCATCAACCGATTTGCCTACTACTCGGAGCAGATTATACAGAACAGGGAAGCAAAGTATATGTGTGAATCTGTAACATCTCCCCTACCGCAACAACTGCATAGCGTTTGGCAGGAATTGGCAGCAAAGGAGTACGGTGCAACAATCAATATCAGCCAAACCGACTATAAGAAGTGGGTAAACTTTATATATATTTTGGATGATATGGACATAGCCAAAATACCACTCACACCCAAGTATTTTGAACAGTGGTGTATGGCCCAGATAGAAGGTTTAAGATGGATGGCAAAGCTGCCCGACTTGCACCAACTACACGGAGCACCAGCCTTGGAACGGTACAGGGCTTACACCCCCAAAAAAGTAAATGCCGAAAGCGACGAGGCTAAAAGGCTTCGTAAAATTTTAGAATCTAAAAACAAAGCAAAATGATACTATCAGTAGGCAACGTATTTACAAAATTTGTCATCACAGCCGAAGACAAATCCAAATGCCCTAAAATATCCCAACTTATCAAAGACAAACTAAAGATTAGAGCCGACGGCTACCAATATGCCAAAGCCTACAAAGATGGCTATTGGGATGGGTTTAAGTCGCTAATCTCAACAGGTAGCCATTTCCTTACTGGCTATCTCAAATCTGTTGTTGGGCTTATCAAATCCGAGGGCTTGGATGTTGACATTATGGATTTGCGCAAAAACCGCCCAATCCTAAAAACGGACTTTGTTACTGCGGTAGGCAACTCTGAAAACTGGGAGCTTCGAGATTACCAAGAAAGAGTAATTAAAGTTACTTTAACGAATCATCTTGAAACTATGCTATACCCACGTGGTTTGTGGAACTTGGCAGTAAACAGCGGCAAAATGATTATGTTAACAGGGCTTGTGAACAATATCCACAATCCTAAAACCCTACTTATCATTGACAGGGAGGTAAACTTTAAACAAAACGTAAAATGGTTCTCGGACATCTACCCCAACCAAGTAACTACAGTTACATCTAATGGTGCGGACTTTTCGGGTAGCTTTGTTATTGCAATGGCTAAGACCTTATCAAATTTGGCGGCTCGGGACGAACAGGCGAAAAAGGAGCTTAAAACTTTTCAGATTGTTTGTTGTGACGAAGCCCACAGAGCAGGGTCAGATACCTACCATGCGCTACTGTCAGAGGTGGATGCTTTTGTTAGGATAATGATGTCAGGGACAACCTTAGATATTCAAAGCAGCGAGAAAAAGTTGCAGATAATGGGCATGAGCGGCACCGCCCTTGAAACTATCAGCAACGAGGAAATGGTAGGCGTTGGTAAATCCCTAAAGCCTACGGTAAATATTCACCTCAATACGGACGGTCAGCAATTCGGGTTCTATGACTTTGACCAAGCCTATAAGGAGTTTGTTTGTTTCTCCAAGTGCCGAGTTGAGAAGATGGCGGAAATTATCGGCACACGCCTAAACGCCTTGGACAAGCCTATGAGTTGGTTAATCTCTGTGGTCAATATCGAACATGGGGAGTTTGTAAAAAAGAACTTGGTAGAGCTGTTCAAAGGCAGCGATAAGATTATAGAGTTTGTCCATGCTGCACACCCCGATCGGGATATTATTATTGAGGACTTTGCCGCAGGAAACATAAACGTACTCATAACAACCTCAATCCTGCAAGAGTCCGCCAATATACCTATCATCAATGGTCTTATCTACGCGCAGGGGGGCAGAAGCAAAGTAGCCATGAAACAGTATTATGGCAGAGCCGCACGAGAAGATGGTTACAGCGATGGGGTTGAGATTCACGATTTTTGGGATAACTGTACAGTTTTGCACAAAGCCAGCAGAGCGCGTATCAAGACATGGAAAGCCGAGGGATTTGATACAAAAGTCCTGTATCCACACGGCATACAGTACACCCCTAAAAAATAGTTTGAAAAAAGTTTGTATAAAATTTGCTTATGTAAACAAAGATACATACCTTTGTAGCATCACTAACAAACAGAAAATTATGCGACAACCGATGTCAAACACCTTGGACGTGTCTAAACCCCTAACAGCACCTCCCAACCCCAACGCTTGTTTTGGTACAGAATGGGAGCCAACGGCTAAAGAGTGCAAAGCCTGCAATGTGGAATCTACCTGCTGCGCCTTTGTTCAACAAACTTTAGACAAGATAGCAAAAACCCTAATCGCTAACCCTTTAACCTTAGACTAATGGTAGAGTTACGAGATAAGGATTGCAACCAATGCAAATTGTTTATGTCCTGCAAAAGGGTTTGTTTTATGAACCCTGTTAATCCACAGGCAAAGCTTATGATACTTTCCGATTTTCCCTATCCCGATGATGAGGACAACAAGAAAGTTTTTAGCTCAAAGAAATACGCAGTTTTACATGGTATCCTAGATGCCATTAACGCAGATACCGACAACATCCATTTTTCCTACATCCTAAAGTGCAAGCCTAAAACCTTATCCGAAATTACAGAGGAAGAGGTCGAAAGCTGCAAAGCATACTTTGAGGACGAGATAGAAAGCTCTGAAATTACTCATATCATCCTGTTAGGTGGCAAAGCCATTAAACTGTTTTGGATGGAGCATGATATAACCATTGGCTCTATGAGGGGCAAATGGGCAGATATGAAGGTTCGAGGTAAGGCGGTTAAAGTTACAGCTACCTACGCCCCGTCTTACGTCGAACAGTACCCTGTAAACACTCGCGACTTTGCCAAAGACTTGCACGATGCTTATACTGCGGCTGTCGGTGTTGTCGAGGTAAAAGTACCGACCAAAAAAGAGATTGTTACCAATCTGAAAAGGGTGGAGGAAGTGGCTCAAATGTGTATTGAAGCAGGGCAGGTGTGTATTGACTTTGAAACCAATGCCGAGCGTATGTACTCAAAGAACTTTAAGGCTACTGGTGTAGCGTTATCTTTCCGCCCAGGCTTCGGGTATTTCATACCGTTGGAACACTTTCAGTTTGACCATTCAATGCCGACCGATTGGGCAATTAAGGTTTTGCAAATATTACACGAACAGCTTTTAGCCAATCCCGATGTGGTAAAAATCAATCAAAATCTCAAATTTGACCTGCACGTATTTGGCTGCTACTTAGGCGACATTAACATAGCTGGCGACATTGAGGACACGATGTACATGGATGCTTTGATTGACGATACAAGAAAGCACGGTCTAAAGGAAATGGTAGCGCGTATCTACCCCGAATATGCAGGGTATGAGGACACAGTACACAGCGGCAAATGGGCAAGTATTCCCTTGGAAGAGCTTGCAACCTACGCCACAATGGATACCGATATGACCCTGCGCCTTCGCACCTACCTACTTAGGGAATTGATGCAAGACCAAAAGGTTTACCAAGTGTATAAAAACCTTTGCATCCCTGCCCTGACTGTTCTCTATCATGCAGAGCATAGAGGTTGTCAGATAGATGTAGATTACGCTAACGAGGCAATGGCAAGGGTAAGAGAGTTAATACAGGAGGTTGAGGCAGAGCTTAGACTGTTGCCCAAAGTCAGAGCCTACGAAGAGGCGGTAAGGTTTCAAAAAACAGAGGTTCTATTAGAAAGCATCACCCAAAAACTTAAAGCCTGCCAAGAAACCAAAAAAGCAGGTGGCAAGACTGAAAAGGCAATAATTGAACGCATAGCCGCAATAAAATCAGGGGTTGAGGTGGTCTATGATGGTATAAATTTTGCATCACCGCCACAACTATCCGACCTACTGTATAGCTCGCAGGGCTTAGGCTTTACCAAAGTAAAGAACCCTGTCGATGGCAAGATTGGAGGCACAGGTGAGGATGTTATAAAGCTGTTGAAAGATAGTAGTGGATTTGTCAAAAAGCTGTTAGAGCTGCGCTCCCTGCAAAAAACCTACGGTACATATCTCAAAGGCATTACCGAACGCATGGATGCACAGGGCAGAATCCACACAACTTTTAGAATTGTCGGAACGTCCACAGGTAGGTTATCGAGCGCAGACCCCAACATTCAAAACATTATCAATGCGTACAATATTGAGTACGCGAGAGCTAAAGAGGGGGCTACCTACGTAAAGGGTTTATTTGTACCTCCCGATGGACATACAATGGTACAGGTGGACTATTCGCAGGCAGAGCTTAGATTGATTGCCTACTATGCCCAATGTCACTATATGCTCAATGCCTACAACAATGGCATTGACCTACACGCACAGACAGCGGCGGATATGTTGGGGCTTACAATGGAGCAGTTTTACCAACTATCTAAGGACGAACAGAAAAAGATGCGCTTTAGAGCCAAAGCAGTGAACTTCGGCTTTATCTACGGTATGCAGGCGGTTAAATTCCAAGCCTACGCCAAAAGTGATTACGGCGTGGACTTTACGCTAAAGGAATGTGAGAACATCCGTAAAGTGTATTTTGAGAAACGTCCTGAATTGTTACAGTACCACGAAATTTACAAAGCCAAAGCCCGCAAATTTGGGTATGTGCGTACCCTGTTTGGTCGAAAAAGGCTACTGCCTAAAATCTTTGGTAAGGGTATGGAAGTTGGGGAGGCAGAACGCCAAGCCATAAACACACCAATCCAAGGCAGCGCAGGCGAAATAACGATACTTGCCCTTATCATACTACATAAGTTTCTCCCTACCGAGGTGCAGCTAGTAAATACTATACATGACAGTATTATCTACTACGTACCAAACGCTATGTTGGAGGAATCTATAAAGTTGATGCGCTACCACTCTGAAAATTTGCCCATGGAGGAATACTTTGGTAGAAGCTTATCGGAACAGGGCAAACTAACAGTAGGGCTAAAGGTAGATGTAGAGGTAACAACTACAAGATGGAATGAAATGCAAGAAATAAAGTAACTTTAATCAATCACAATAGCCGCGCATGGCAATATTGCAACAAAGTCGCGGAATTTTCAAATCTCTAAACTTTTTATTTTATTATGGCTGGATTAAATTGGGAAAAAATTGGAGCTTTCGAGGCTCAACTCCAAAACAAAGGCGCGAAAGGCGTATTCAATGCTCGCGATATTAAGAGCGGCGAAAGCGAGGACATTCGCCTCATGCTGCCCCTTGAAAACATGGATGGTATCTATGTCAAAGAGGTAAAAACGGTATGGATTAACAACAAGCCGTATGTATCTCTCGAAACTTTTGGCGAAGCCTGCCCCCTTGTAGAAGAGGAAGAGCTTGCAAAAGATAGCCAAGACAAGGACATCAAAAAATTGTTGGCAAACGGCAAAATGTTCAAAGTTTCTTACTCTTACTTGATGTGCGCTATGCGTATCAGAACCAAGTACGCAAAGGATGGAGCAATTGAAAGCATTAGCGTTGTTGGGGAAGAGCCTGTAATTTTCGAGTGCGGCAAAATGTTGGCTGCCATTATTCACAAGCTTGTAACAGACCCTAAGCGCATTCGCCAAGGCAAAGGGGATTCCCTTATGAGCCGTGAATTTGGTACAAACCTTACCGTTACCAAATCGGGCAGCGGAATGGATACCGAGTATAGTGCTATCCCTGACACCGAGGTAATGGATTTGTCGGACGCGAGCTTTGACAACTACTATGCCAAAACTCCTGATATTCTTGCTCACCTTGAAAAGCTGCGTAAAAGCCCCGAAGTATTGCGTTCTGCCATTCGCAACTACTTGTATGGTGAAGATCTGATTGAGGAGAAGGACGAAGACCAAGAGGAAGTACCAACAACTAAAAAGGTTACTACTGGCAAAGTCCCAACCACAGGCAAAGTAACTACATCCAATTCCAAACCCACTAAAAAAGGGAGCGCGTTGCTCGAAGATTTAGAGGATGAGTAAAAACAACACTTATGAGCAGGGGATTGTTCTAAAAGGTATCTTGGACGAAGAGTTTACAGGGTTCACAATAGAAAAATTCCCAGTCATAAAGAAGGTTCTCAAAAAGATTGCTAACGCAGAGGGGGAGGTAGAATTGACTATCAAACCCCTCCGTTACAGTCGTAGCGATGCCCAAAACCGCTACTACTGGGGGGTATGTGTTGTTACCATAGCCCACTTTTTAAAAGAGAGCCAAGGCCGTACTTATAGCCGTGACCAAATCCACGCGCTAAACCTTTCAGAAGTGGCTGGCAACCACATGGTAGTAGAGGACATTCTTAGCCCAAAGACAGGCAAGATAACTACCATAGCAACGTTTTCAGGCAAGTCCACAAGCCAAATGAATACTAAAGAGTTCGCCGAGTTTATCGACAACCTGTTACTGTATTGGGCTGACTTGGGCTGCGACATACCCGAACCAAAAGAAAAGCCATCACCCAACTTTATAACTGAATTTTTGGACGATGAATAACAGATACATAGTAATATCCGACCTACACGCGCATAACTTTCGAGATTTTGATAACAACGGCAGCAGGTTAGCCCTGTGTATGCAGGTTATTAAAAATACATTTAGTTTAGCGCATACAGAGGGCATAGAGAATGTTTTGTTTTGTGGGGATTTGACCGACCAACAAAACACCGTTTCCATTAAAGTAACTTTAGCCTTAATGGAAACCTTTGCCGAGTGTTTTGAGGAACATCCAAACGTACATTGGTGGGCAATATCCGGCAATCACGACCTAGGGCAAAAATCTACTTTCGCAGTTGCCGACAATTTGGTATCAACAGTTAGGGTAATGAGCAAAGCCTTTCCAAACTTTCATTGTATGGATATGCAATGTGAACAGGTAGGGGAAATATCGTTAGCAGGTATCCCATACTTAGACAGTCCAGAGGATTACAACGAAGCCCTAAACAAGATGCTTCAAACCTGCGACCCCGAAAGTCGTAACGTTTTAATGATACACCAAACACCACTTGTACCTAACGCTAAATTTGCTCACGATACCGACCCTGCTGACAAACGTTACTATAAGTTTAGTAAAGTGTTTTGTGGGCATATCCACCAACGCAGAGATTTAACAATAGGCTTTGCAGTAGTGGGGAATCCGATACAAATAGATGCGGACGACGGAGGTTGGGAGGTTGATAATGGGGTTTTGATTTGGGATTGTTACACCAACGAAACTACTTTTATACCCTACAATTTCCCTAAGTTTGTCAAAGTAGGCGAAGGGGAGGAGTTTGACAAAAAGTACACAAATCACTATGTAACCACAGTACCCAAGCAGGCCCTAAAACCTACCGCCTCCTTAAATTTCCATGCAAGCGATGGCAGAGCCTCACTACTGGAGAAATACTTTGAGGCAGAGGGCAACGGACAGCCCGACACCCTAAGCGTTGGCTTGAAACTATTGGCACTTATTGACACTTAAACCTTTTCGACTAATGAGAACCAAAATAGAAGACCGATTAAAAGCAGTCATGGAGCA